TTGACCGAGTTATGGAGGCGTTCAATTCTGCAAAAGATGATCCGGCAGAAGAAAATACTTTTCGGCAACTCAGGCTTAACCAATGGGTAAAGCAAGCCGTCCGCTGGATGCCAATGGAAAAGTGGAACGCCTGCAAGATCGCGATTGATGAGTCAGAACTTGAAGGGCGCATCTGTTATGGCGGTCTGGATTTATCATCAACAAATGATATTACAGCTTTTGTTTTGGTATTTCCGCCGCTCAAAGACGATGACCCTTATATCGTGCTTCCTTATTTTTGGATTCCGGGAGATAACATTGAAAAGCGTGTCAAAAAAGATCACGTCAAATACGATATCTGGGAACAGCAAGGATATATACAGACTACCGAGGGCGATGTTATTCATTACGCTTACATCGAGGAATTTATAAAAAATCTTTGGGAGCGTTTTAATATCAAAGAGATTGCATTTGACCGATGGGGAGCCGTGCAGATGGTACAGAACCTCGAAAACATGGGTTTTACAGTCGTGCCGTTCGGTCAGGGCTTCAAAGATATGTCGCCGCCGACAAAAGAGCTGATGACGCTTGTGCTCGGTAAGAAAATAGCGCACGGCGGTCATCCTGTACTCGATTGGATGATGGACAACATATTCATCACCAAAGACGCGGCAGGCAATATAAAAATCAACAAAGCAAAATCAATAGAAAAAGTTGACGGCGCGGTAGCTATGGTTATGGCTCTTGACCGCGCTATCAGATGCGGTAACAACAATCAGGCTTCTGTCTACGATGACAGGGGTCTGTTGTTTATTTAAGAAATTTACCTGAAAGGGGAAATTAATATGAGCATTTTTGATCGCTTTTTTCGGTCGCGTGACAAGCCTAAGAATTTAGGGTCGGGCGGCTCGTTCTGGTTTGGCAACAATACGACAGCCGGAAAGGTTGTAACAAGCCAAAACGCTATGCAGATCACGGCTGTTTACGCTTGCGTGAGGATTCTTGCCGAGGCGGTCGCCGGGCTTCCGTTACACCTTTACAGATACGAGAAAGACGGGAGCAAGAAAAAAGCTATCGATGATAATCTGTACTGGCTTTTGCACAATGAGCCTAATCCTGAAATGACATCATTCGTTTTTCGCGAGACTATGATGGAACATTTGCTTTTGTCGGGTAACGCTTATGCTCAGATAATCCGAAATCAGCGCGGCGAAATCATTGCTCTCTATCCGCTTATGCCCGATCAGATGTCCGTGCAGCGCGATCCAAAATCAGGACGGATATACTACGTCTACACTCGAAGCATGGACGACGCAAAGGTCTATGTTGACAAAATGGTAGTAACGCTTAGCTCCGATGACGTACTGCATATACCCGGCTTAGGCTTTAACGGTCTTTTTGGCTTCTCGCCTATTGAAATGGCGAAGAACGCGGTCGGCATGGCTATGGCAACCGAGGAATACGGCGCTAAATTCTTTGCGAACGGCGCTCAGCCTCAAGGTGTGCTTGAACATCCGGGCACAGTCAAAGACCCATCAAAGCTCCGCGAAACATGGCAATCGACTTTTGGCGGTTCTTCTAACTCTAACAAAATCGCGGTTTTGGAGGAAGGGCTGAAATATGTTCCGATTGCTATTTCGCCTGAGCAGGCTCAATTCCTTGAAACTCGCAAATTTCAACTGAATGAGATTGCGAGGATATTCAGAATCCCGCCGCACATGATAGGCGACCTCGAAAAATCGTCGTTCTCAAATATCGAGCAACAGTCGCTTGAATTTGTGAAATATACCCTCGACCCGTGGATCATCCGCTGGGAACAGTCGTTGCAGAGATCCTTATTTACACAGCAAGAAAAGAAACAATACTTTTTCAAATTCTCTGTTGACGGACTTTTGCGCGGCGACTACAAGAGCCGAATGGAAGGTTTTGCGATTGCAAGGCAGAACGGTTGGATGTCAACAGACGACATCCGCGAGTTTGAGGATATGGACAAGCTGCCCGAAGGCATGGGCGGCGACCTCTATCTCATTAACGGCAATATGCTTCCGCTGAATATGGCTGGCGCTTATGCCGAGAAAGGAGGGGATTCTCAGTGAAATTCTGGAACTGGAAAAATGAAGCCGATGTCAGAACGCTGACAATCGATGGCGTTATCGCAGAGGAATCATGGTTTGATGATGATATCACGCCTAAGATGTTCCGTGATGAACTTTTCAACGGTTCGGGAGATATCGAATTATACATCAATTCGCCCGGCGGTGACTGTATCGCGGCTTCACAGATCTACACCATGTTGATGGAGTACACAGGAAACGTCACTGTCAAGATTGACGGTCTGGCGGCTTCTGCGGCTTCTGTTATTGCTATGGCAGGCACCGAGGTGCTTATGTCGCCTACATCAATGCTGATGATCCATAACCCGTGGACGATGGCGATGGGCGATCATAACGATATGCAGAAAGCAATTGACGTTCTCAACGAGGTCAAAGAAAGCATTATCAATGCGTATGAGCTCAAAACGGGAATGTCGAGGGCGAAGATATCAAGACTGATGGAAGATGAAACATGGATGAACGCAAAGAAAGCGGTCGATCTCGGATTTGCTGACGGCGTTCTTGAACAGACGGTCGCTATTGTCGGCGCTCCTGTTGCTTTTTCATCTGCTTCCATCATCCGCAACCTCACTAACAAAATCAAGTCAAAGTCCGGGGCTGAAACAAAACAGACAGGCGCTAAGGTCTCGGAACTTAAAAAGGCGCTTTATGAAAAAACTTTAAATTTCTAAACAAAGGAGAATTTCAAAATGACTTTAAATGAAATTAGAAAAGCTCGTGCTGACCACTGGGAGAGCATGAAGAACTTTTTAAACACACACGAACAGAAGGACGGCACTTTGACCGTCGATGATACCGCCACCTATGAGAAGATGGAGGCAAAGCTCGAAGAGTACAACGCTTCCGTCGAGAGAGCTGAGAAGGCGCAGGAGATCGAGAACAGCATGAACGCTCCCGCTTCCGAAAGAATTATTGACAGCGTGAGCAAGAAGTCCGGCGCTGATCTGAGAGCAACCGACGAGTACAAAGCGGAATTTTTGAACTACCTCAAGACTCGTCGTGCTTCGAACGCTTTACAGGAAGGCACTTCCAGCGAGGGCGGCTATCTCGTACCGACTGATTTTGAGCGAGCACTGTTCGCAGGCCGCGACAAGGTTGACCCGATCTTCGATCTTGCGGGTCGCCTGTTCCTCGGCGCGTCAGAAAAGAATGTTCCCTTTGTTGCTTCTCACGCAACAGCGACACTTGTTGCCGAGGAAGGCACCTACGGTGGCAACGATCCTTCTTTCGGTCAGGTGACGCTTCACGCCTACAAGTTCGGCTCTCTGCTCAAAATTTCCGAAGAGCTCATGGCTGACAGCGCGTTTGATATGCTTGCCTTCCTCAGTGATGAGATCGGCAAGGCTATGGGTAATGCTCAGGCGGCGTATTTCTGGACGGGCACTGGTACGGCTCAGCCGCAGGGCGTTATGAATTGCGCTGGCGCTGGTGTGACTGCTGCCGCGGCAGATAAGATCACCGCCGATGAGATCATTGACCTGTATTACAGCCTGTTCGAGCAGTATCGTTCTGTTTCTTCTTGGGCGATGAACGATTCCACCGTCAAGGCTATCCGTAAGTTGAAGCTGACCGGCACCGGCGAATATCTCTGGGCTCCCGGCTTGAATGGCGCTCCCGACACCATCCTCGGCAGACCGCTGAGAACTTCCGCCAACATCGATGGTATCGCGGCGGGTAAGAAGGTTATTGCGTTCGGTGACTTCCTCGGTTGCTACAAGATCGCTGACCGTCAGGGCGTTGAACTCAAAGTCCTCGATCAGCTGTACGCGGAGACAGGTCAGATCGGCTTCCGCGGTTCTGTTCGCACCGATGGTAAGGGCATCCTCGCTTCTGAAGGCATCAAAGTCCTGGCCATGGCAGGCGCGTAAATTTTGAGAAAAGAGGACAGCGGTAATGGTGACAAATGACTTGATTGAAAAAATCAAAACAAATTTAATAATCAACGATAGCGAAGATGATTATCTCATTGGTGAGCTTGCCGCCACCGCTGTCTCTTATGCGGAAGGATATCAACACCTTCCGTCTGGCTATTACGGCACGAACGAGATGTCCGACACGACTGAACGCGGTGTGATTATGCTTGCTTCTCATATGTATGAATCAAGAGACGGTGGCACTGGCGGATTCTTTGCCGATAACGTCAACGCCGCCGATCGTTCATGGGAAACCGTGAAAGAATTGCTCAGGATGGACAGGGAATGGAAGGTGTGATGGCATGAGCTTTGGCAAAATGACAGACCGCCTAACTATTCTGAAAACCGTTCATTCTATTGACGATGAAGGCTTTGACAATTCTCACACCAAAGTTGTCGCGAGAATAAGGTGTTATCACGAAGGGCGGCACGGTTCACTCAGATGGGCAAACCTTGCCGCTTTTTCAACGGCGACCGATCGCTTCGTGTTTCGCAGAATCCCTAACCTCGCAATGGACACCGACTTTATCTTTGATTGCAACGGGCAACGGTTTAAACCACTGTCAGTAGAAAATGTGCGAGGCCGTGGAATGTATATCGAAGCGTTGGCGGAAAGGGTGATTCCGACCGATGGCTAAATGTAGGATTGAATATCCCGAATCGTTCGGCGTATCTCTTGAAAAAATCGGCGCTAATATCAATCAAGTTTGCGACGAAGCGTTAAAAGCCGGTGGCGAAGTCGCTGAAAACATCGTCAGAAGCAATCTTGAAGCGGCTATCGGTAATACAAAAACGGAAAGCCGTTCAACAGGTGAACTTGTCGAATCTTTGGGCGTGTCACCTGTTAAAACCGACAAGAACGGTATTATCAACGTCAAGGTAGGTTTTAGCGAACCGAGGCGGAAACAATCGTCGCCTAAAGGCAAAAGAAGTTATTACGAAGCTACCAATGCAATGATAGCTAATGTGCTTGAATACGGCAAACATGGGCAACCTGCCCGACCGTTCATGGCGAAATCCAAAAGACAGGCGAAGCGTCCCGTCGAGGAAACGATGTCAAATGTTATAGACAGGGAGTTGAAAAAGTACACATGAGCCTTTTATCCGATCTTAAAACAATCATCAATACTTTGAATATCCCGGTTGAAACTGGCGTTTTCTCAGGCGAAGCTCCGTCCGAATATATAGTGCTTGTGCCTATTTATGATAGCTTCGAACTTTACGCAGACGATTTTCCCGAACAAGACGTTCAAAGCGTGAGGATATCTCTTTTCACAAAAAACAATTATTCGCGAACTAAAAAAGCTCTGTTAAAAGCGATTCTGGCGGCTGGAGTTTCAGTGACGAGCCGTCAATATATCGGTTTTGAAACAGACACAAAATATCATCATTACAACATTGATGTTGAAAATCTATACAATACGGAGGATCTCAAATAATGGCTACTATTGGTCTCGATAAACTCTATTACGCCATCATTACCGAAGGTACTGACGGCGTTGAAACTTATGGCGCTCCGAAAGTACTGGCGAAAGCTATTTCCGCAGAACTCGCCCCGCAGATTGCAGAGGCGACCCTTTACGCTGACGATGGCGCGGCTGAGAACGTCAAGGAATTTACTTCCGCGACATTCACCCTTGGTGTTGACGATCTCGCAAGCGATGTCATGGCTGACCTGCTTGGCGTGACCGTAGATCAGAACGGCGTTGTTGTTTCCACTCCCGATGATGCCGCTCCTTATGTGGCAGTTGGCTTCCGAGCAAAGCGTTCTAACGGTAAATACCAGTATTTCTGGCTCTATCGTGTCAA